GCGTGGGTGATTCCCGTGCGGTTTGCGGGGGGTGGTTTGAGGTGGGGCAGATTCAGATTCAAAATTCCCTGTCTTCAATTTATCGACCATCGCAGACTTGATAACCGCATTGTCGATCAGGGTCTGACCGGTAATATGAGTTAGACGGCCATCGATTCGATTGTTACCGTCGGCAGCAACATTGATCCCGTTGATGAGGTCACCAGCGCTATTAAGGTTCTTAATAGCGTACGAACCAGCAAGTTGGCTTACTTGTGTTTGTGTGGCTACATCCTGTGTAGAGGTGTTGTCCGTAAATTTATTAGGTGGTCTATCTCCACGGATAAGGGAAACTTTCCCAATCGCTACAGTGCCATTTTTTAACAACCAAAATTCGAGAGGGAATTCTCTTGATTTTGTTGTCGACTTATTGACTGTCATAGTACCCGTGATGATTTGTGTGCCAGTTTTTGTAAAAGTCACACGATCGGAAGCGATAACGCTGTTATCGTTCCATAGTTCAATTCCTAAAGGTGCGTCTGGTAACACGTCCACCCACGCTTCCATGCGATAACTGATTTTTTCGTCTCTGGTAAAGGTCGATGTATTGAGTGGCAATGCAAAGCCACGGTAAACATTGTTGGCATTACCTGAATTGGTAATTCTCAACAGTTTTGTTGAGGCCTGCACTTCTACAATATTAGCTTCGGGTTGTTTTTTCTTCCACTTGCTGACATTGGTAGGGTCATAGACTAAGTTAAAATCATCCAAAAAATTAGATACACGGGTGACTAGACCATCCGCAGTTTGAATAACTTGTGAAATAGCTTTGTCCTGGTTTTGAATCGTTTGTGTGTGGCTCTTAACTGTATCCACCACATCGTTAAATTCAACAACACTCACAATTTCTGAATTAGAAATATCATAGTCTGTAGCACGATCACCTTTTTCAAGTTTCATCCCACAGATTTCAAGATTACCATTTCCATTTTGACCAAACTGAATTGAGTTATTAACTGCATCTGCTGTGAACGTGAATTGGTATCTGACCCAATCTCTATTTGAGATATTCTTGACGAGTATGCGATTTCTGTCGTTCGATGTATATGAACGCATGAGGAAATTCACGTTGTTTTGACTGCTGTCAGAACGAACCCTAGCCCAGCAAGAAATCGTGTATTTCTGACCTACCACTAGATTGATAAATTGACCAATGTCCTTGTTTCCACCGTTCGAATTTCCTACAACTCGAATACCCTTCTTAATGGCAGTATGTGGTGCATCTGTGAGAGATACTACTTCTGTCCTACCATTACCGCCTGAGTTATTCAGTCGCCAAGTACCTTCTAAACCGTTCCCACTTGGGATAACTGAGGAATTTTGAAGAAGGTTATCATTACGAATAACGTCTCTTAACTTATTTTCAACACGGGAAATAGTCTGTTGAAATCCGTCAACTGATTTTTTGACGATATTTTGAACCTGAACAGCATTTTGGAACCCTTTGCCATCAATCAAGCGATCTACTTCCGTACGTGATAACTTTTCAGTTATCTGATCAGCCTGCAGCTCGATTTGACTTTCGGTAAGCCGTAGTCTTTCAGTAATAGGGTCAAGTTCCTGCTTAGTCGCAAGCAAATCAATCTTATCGTTTAGATTTCTTACCGTCGTAAAATTATGATCAGCCAAACTTTTAACACTAAGAGCATACTCGATAGCCTTATTACCATTCCACGATGCCTCTGCTGCTACTCTGTTTGCGTCATTAGCAAGAACATTAATAGCTTGTATTCTCTCCTTCTGAGAGTCAAGCTGTGTATTAAATGACCTATCAAAATCTGCAAATTTGCTATTGACAGAATCAGTCACTTCTTTCTTAAGCACCTCAGATCGTGCCTTAGCTTGTTCGAGACCGTCAGTGATTTCTTGTTCAAGCGCAGTGGCTTTCTTCAAGTATTCAGCGTTAGCATTATCAACTAATCTTTGGACCTTGGCCTCGTATTCAGCATCATGACTAGCAATTTTTTCTTTGACTACATCACCAACGATTTTGCCAATCGCACCACCTAACGAACGTGATATTTTACCAAATCCAATTTTCTTCAATTTTTTAGACATTGGACCGTAATTATAACTAGTAATCTTTTTTCGTATATCAACATTATAGAGTTCATAAAAGATTGATGCTGTATCAAAGAGTTTTACTGGTTGATCTGCATGGCCCAATACATCAATCTCTAAGCTCTCATCTGGCAAATCACACAGACTTGACTGGAAGTATTTCTTACCATACGCTTTTAAATCCTCGATGGTTTTAACATCCTGGTCTTGCACTTCCATATCATACTCGTAAATATGCTTATATTTATCTATAAGTGGACTATCTACAGTAGTCTCAAGGATTTGGCCCTTCTCTCCCTCTCCAGATGAGGTAATGACCTTACGGAAATGGATTCTTGTTTTAAGCGATTTAGTGGTAGTGGATTCTTTGTACTCAGAAAGGTTCTTCTTGTACATAAAAAGAGATTGATTCTCAATCCCCCCGTTTTTTAACAATCTCACTGAGTATTTATCTCTGACTAGATCACCGCCCCATTGGCCGACAATTGAGTGTTGACCTTTCAAGAGTGCATCAATTACTGACACATTCTTAATGTTTAGAGTATGTAATCCAGAGATATCAGAAAAAAAAGTAAAAGGGCATTCTCTTTTTAGCCCTTCTACTAGCTTACTCATCACAGTAAAACCATTCACTCGATCTACATTGATCTTGCGGATACTATATCCGTTTAGTAGCGTTGCTACTTGATTGGCGTATACCGTGATATATCCGTTTCCTTTTTGGATATCAATAATTACAAATTCTTGTTCTCCTGACAAATCGTCTGCCAGTAAGTGAACTTCATTTTGTAGTAGGATCCATTTTCTATCACTAACAGGATACTTAAAGGTAAGTTGATAAGTATTATTTTCTTGCTGGAAGATATCGTCATCCGTACACAAATTAAGAGGGATATTCCCCTCTTTTAAATAAATCAAATGATATACCTCCAATTCCCTAGAATTTTGATTTTAGAAACATTACCAGATGTAGTTACGCCTATAACTCCTTTTGGCAGTTCAAAAAATGGCCCTCTTGTTCGCAAGGTATTCTTGAGTTGCCCATTCAATGTATAGACATTTTGTTTCCGTTGTCTACAATCAATTTTTGCCCCACCTGATAGATTTAATCCCATTGTCTGGTTGCCAATCGTTAGAGTTACTTCTCCTTGGCCCTCGACAGTAATGATAGGTTCTGAATAGATTGTACCGGGGTTAGTAATCGTGCCACGTCCTGTCAGTACGACTTCTTGGATATTTTTTGCATATCTGAAAGGATGTTGATACACCTTGATACTTACAATCCAGTTATTTTGCCCATGAAGTGAGATTTCTGAATCAAGTAAATCTGCATAGTAAATACTACCTGGCTGATAACTAAATTCCAATACATTGTCCTGCTTTTGGAATGCATTAATAATGGCTTGAGCGTCCTCATATCGCTTAACAAATAACTTAAAAGTACGCTCATAACCATCATAAGCACCATCTTCAATGTTGTACTGACCATTCATTCCAAACAGCTTCTTCTGCTCATCATATCGAGGGATAGCGCCTTTAATATCTCCAAAATCAGTCACTACACTATCTGATATAGTATTGGTGCTGAAACTATTGATAATCAGATAATTTACTGCCATTAGATCCCCTCTCTAGCCATGATTCGTCCTTGACGTTGATAAGCATTGATGGCTAATTTTTCACCATCTAAGTAAGTATTAGAGTCTTTGTTTGATATCTTCTCAAGCCAAGTATCTAAACTTGATCTCAGAATCATCATCTCAGACACCATTCTAGACTCAGTTGTGTCATATTTGGCGTTAGGCATCTGCAAAGTGGATGTGATATCTTTACTGAAAGATGCTCCTGATCCAAAATCAAAATCATCTCCTGTAAAAGAGTCTGAAATCCAGCCAGCTACTCCACCAACAGTTTTTTGCACATCTTTAAAACTATTTTGCAAGGAAGAATCAAATCCTCCCATGATAGCTTTACCAGCAGGAATCAACAATTTACGGTCATAAGAAATAGGTCCTTTATGTTCACGTATCCAATTTGCAATCCCACCAATGAAATTCTTAACGCCATCATATGCAGATTTTAATCCACCTAAGAAGCCATCAATAATAGCTTTACCAGCATCCCAAAGGTTGATATTTGCTAAGCCTGAGAAAAAGTTTTTGATTCCTGAACAGAGATTACTAACTCCGTTTTTCATAGTGTCCCATGCCTTTTGTGCACCACTTACAATTCCATCAATAATACTTCCAAGGCCTGATTTGATACCTTCCCACATACCTATTGCTGTAGACTTGATGCCTTCCCATAATCCAGACATGAAAGATTTGAAACCTTCCCAAAGACCTTTTGCACCAGCCACGAAAGCATCTATAATGCCAAGAATTGCTTGACATATTGCATTCCACATTGCTTCTGCTGTTGCCTTTATAGAATCCCATATTCCAGATAAAAATGTCTTGAGACCTTCGAAAGCACCAGTGAAGTACCCTATGATTGTAGAAATGATTCCACTAAAATAAGTACAGATACCATCCCAAATCATTGATATGGCAGATTTGATACTTTCCCAAATCAATCCTAGGTCTTCACCCATTTTTGTAAAGTCTAAAGTTACCAAATCAATGATAAATAATACTGCCCCCATTACAATGCTCTTTATTAATTCCCAGGCCCCGCTGAAAATCATTTTAATGCCTTCGAAAATCTGACCCAGACCATCTTTCATTCCGTTCCAAATTGACATAAAAACTTCAATAAAAGGCTGGACAATGGCCATTACTGTTTCTGTGATTGTGGTCCATGCAGTTGTAGCGGTACTAGAAATACCTTCCCACAAAGCAGAAAAGAATTCTACTATTCCATTCCAAGCATTTTTGATGCCTTCTATTACGCTATTCCAGACTTCTACAGCACCATTCCATAGATTTGTAGCACCTTCTGAGATAGTCGACCATAGACCAGTAAAGAATTGAACCAGTCCGGTCCATAATCCTTTAATAAAATCAACAAAGTCACCCCAAATTTTCTTACCTGTTTCAGTTTGGGTGAAGAACCAAACTAATGCACCAACTACAGCAGCAATTGCAACTACTAATGCTGCGATTGGGTTTGCAGCAATTGCAGCATTGAAAGCTAAAACTGCGCCTTTAACCGCCAAAAGTGCTGATTTAAATCCAATGATAATGGATTGAATAATTGTAATAGCTTTAAAAGCTAGAAAACCTGCTAAGGCTCCAGCTAGAGCAGATTTAACAACATCCATAACTGTTTTATTCTCTCGCATCCACTTTGTAAAATCTTTTACTTTTCCTGATGCATCAGCTAAAACTTTAGTAATGGCTTCAAATGCTGAAGCTACTCCTCCAACACTGTCTTTACTTTTAGCAAGTCCGAAAAGATCACTAATAAAATCTCCAACAATCCCAGCAATATTACTGATAACAGCACCAATATTTTCGAACATAGTCCGGATATTATCGCCAATGTTCACAATGCTACTAGCTGTTTTCTCGTTGAATCCTAGCTTCTTTAAAAAATCTATATTATCTTTCTTACTCAATGATCCGAAAATCATATCATAGATAGTGCTGACCACTCCTCCTACTTTATCAAAAACATCATAAAGATCATTCATAATGCTTTCTCCAATGTAGTCTCCGAAAAGCGTGTGCATAAGCTCACCGAGTGCAGCAGCTAAAACCTGGGGTATTCCTTTTAATACATTCCATACCATTGGAATAAGATTACCTACAAGGAAGGTTTTAACGGTTTCAAAAAGTTGATGTAATGAAGGCATAATATCTTCGCCAAGAGCTAATTTCCCTAAGACGTTTTGAGCAGCTGCTTTCATGGATGCGAATGATCCACTAAAAGTAGTCGCAGCCTCTTTAGCAGTTGTCCCGGTAATGTCTAGATTCTCTTGGATAGCATGGATAGCTTGATACACATCAGATAGGTTATTGATGTCATACTTAACACCAGTCAATTTTTGTGCATCAGCTAGTAAGCGTTGCATTTCAGTTTTTGTACCACCGTACCCTAGCTTAAGGTTATCCAGCATTGTATAGTTTTGCTTTGCAAATCCTTGGTAAGCATCTTGGATACGGTCCATAGATGTCCCCATCTTATTGCTATTGTCTGCCATATCGATCATAGCCATGTTAGCAACATCTGCTGCCTTCCGAGTATCACCACCTAACGATTGAAGAAGGCTGGCACTAAAACCTGTTACATTCTCCATGTAGGCATTGGCTGATAATCCTGTTGTTTTATATGCCTCATTAGCATACTTTTTAACCGTATCGGCAGAACCTTTAAATAAGGTTTCAATCCCTCCTAATGACTGTTGAAGATTGGCCCCTTCTGTCAATGATGCAGAAAAGAATTTACCTATTCCGGCGGCTGCTATTGCTTTTTTTGCGACACTTAGCATCTTAGAACTCAAAGATTCCCCTGCTTCCTGCCCTGCTTGTGGTATTTCAGAGCCAAGCTCTTTCTTAATCATATCCTTGATTCCACGAGCTGATGGCATAATTTGGATATATGCTTGACCTAATTCTGTCGCCATTAATTACCACCTCCAATCTTTTCTAACAATTTACTTCTGTATTCTTCAATTTCCTCCCCAAAAAAAAAACCAC